TCTTGCCGATTTTTATAATACCAAGACTTATAGAGGAAATCCATTCTTTTCCGAAACAAACACCTTTGAGGTTTTTCACGAAGGATCAGAAGTAATACATCTAAACAAAGACTTTCAGAAGTACAAGAATAGTCTTGACTTGGTGTTTACTTCTCCTCCATACTTCAACCGAGAAGCATACTCAGAAGATGACAATCAGTCGTATAAGAAGTTCAACTCATATGAATCTTGGAGACATGGGTTCTTATGTCCCACTTTAGAAACTTGTGTTGAGTATCTAAAGGAAGAAAGATACCTTCTTTGGAACATTGCAGATCTTCTTGTAGGCGGAAACTATCTACCTCTAGAGAAAGACAGCAAAGACATTCTAGAATCTTTGGGTATGGAATATAAGTATACACTAAAGATGGCACTAGAGGGTATGCCTGGAAAGAATAGAATTGGTGAAGACGGAAAACCAACTTGTAAAAATTTCTGTCAAGTAGATGGTAAGTATTTAAAGTATGAACCTGTGTTTGTATTCTGGAAACCAAAACGATGAATTGTTTAATCACAGGCGGAGCAGGACACATAGGATCCCATCTTGCTCTTCGTTTACACGAAGAAGGACATGAGGTTGATATCATAGACACCAAGTCTGTTGTTATAAAAGACCTAACCGACAATGGTTGGACTGGAGAATATGTAGAAGCAGACATAAAAAATCCTCAAAGTGTAGCATATGCATTACAACAAAAAAAGTATGATATATGTTTTCACTTGGCTGGGTATACTATACCATCTGATTCAATAGATAATCCAATAGTGTACTATGAAAATAATCTTTCCCCATTTCCTCAGTTCTTGTCTTCTTTAATTTTTCATGGAGTAAGAAGAATAGTAACCTGTCGTTCATCGTTTTACCAATCATGTCCATATGGAATGTGCAACAGCGTAATTCAGAGAATGGTAAAAGATGTTTCTTCGGTTACTCCTGAACTTAAATACTCTTCTTTTCTTTTACCTGAAGTGGTAGGAAATAACATCGACGGAAAAATTGGCGATTATGGTTTCGATAATAAGAATAAATTAATCCCAAATTGTATGACTGCATCTGCAAACTTAAAGTCTAATGTTGTTGTGAAAAACGGAGCAGATGTTTGTCACCTTATTCATGTCGATGATGTAGTAGAAGCCTTAATAAAATCATTGGGTGATACTGATAATTGCGAACATGAAGTGGGTTGTGGTGTTATCGCCACACAAAGAGAAATAGTCGAGTCTTGCATGAAGGTAACTGCTGGTAGGTACGAGTTCATAGAAGAAGAATACACCGAAGACAAATGGCCTATTAGATGTCAAAGCAGTTCAGAAGGGATTAAAAAAGCCACTATAACTTGCCTAGACACAATTACAAAATCGACTTGGAATTGGATAAAAAGAGTTAAAAAATTACCTTGACAAGCATCAAATATGTGGTATACTATAGACATGTCCAAAAAGAAAAAAACCAAGAAGAAGATCTACAAGAAGTCGGCACCGAAGACATGGGAAAATGGTGACAACCCAATTGGGTTGAATCTCGTTTCGCCTATGTCGTATGAGTCTTATATGAAAGCCGCACTTGAGATCATGTCAAAGAGGTTCCAAATCAGAACCTATAAACTAGCGACCGGAGATGATTACCCCGGATTCATTCGTGGAAGAGATCTTCGCGTTCAGGTGTGGTTTGACAAGAATTATACAGGTTATGAATTCTTGATTGAAATTAATTTCTGGATGCAGTCAAACCGAAACAAAGAGGATCGTAAGTATATGAGAGAAGCGGCGAACGCACATCTCAAAACTATACACGAACAAGTAGAACAAGCAAAGAAAAAGTTCAAGAAGAGTAGTCCAACAAAGAAGAAGATTACTAAGAAGAGAGCAACAGTTAAAATTGGAAACACCCAACGAGCATTCGAGGATGCGAAGAAAACCAAATGATCTTAATAGATAACAACCAACTAATAATCGCAAATGTTTTTGCGTCAATGAAACACCACAACATTGAAGACGAAACTATACTTCGTCACCTTGTTGTCAACACTTACAGAAACTACAACAGCAAATTCAAGGAACAATATGGAGACATGATTATATGTCATGACTCTGCTCATTGCTGGAGAAAGGAATATTTCTCTCTCTATAAGGCAAACCGCAAGGCATCTAAGCAAAAATCAAAACATGATTGGGACAAGATTTTCAATACGATGACAGAAATTCGTCAGGAGATTCAAGATAATTTTCCTTGGAAGAATATCTCTGTACCTAAGACGGAAGCAGATGATATCATTGCTTGCATTGCTAAGAATTCATCCCCTATGGAATCCGTGTTAATTGTTTCTGCTGATAAAGACTTTCAGCAACTCCAGAAGTATTCTAACGTGAAGCAATGGAGTCCCATGAAGCAAGATTATCTGGTATGTAAAGATCCAGAAGACTATCTATTGACACATGTTATTTCTGGTGATTCTTCTGATGGTGTGCCTAACATTCTATCGGATGATGATACCTTTGTTGTGGATGGTAAAAGACAAAAGCCATGTGGTAAAAAGAAGATAGAAATTTTTAAAGACAGGTATCTCAACGAGAACATCATTGATGATGATGTTCGCAAAAACTGGAATCGAAATGAAAAGATGATTGATTTTGATAACATTCCTTCCGAGATACAAAATGAAATTATGGAAGAATTTAATAAGGAACATACAAGGGAAACTAAAAATATTTTTCAATATCTCGTAGACAACAAACTAATCAAATTACTCGAATGTATTGAAGAATTGTATTAATTAAACATGGCAAAGAATAAAAGAAAAAACAAGCAGAAAGGTAATCAGAATAACCTTCACCATGAAGATTATTACGATCTTAGGAATACCACAAAGAGACCTACAAAACATAGACGAGTAAAAGATAAGAAATATCTTAAGGATGCGATGCGAGGAGATATCGATCTAGATTCGTATCATGAGTATAATGGAAATTGATTCAAATGGAGACTATATTATGGAAAGCACAATGACACAAACTAAAATTTCAAACAGCACCTTGGATGTATTGAAGAACTTTTCTTCGATCAACTCTAATATTCTTGTGAAGGAAGGGAATGTACTTACAACAATTTCTCCCGTAAAGAATGTTATGGCTGAAGCAACTGTACCAGAATCTTTCGATCAGGAATTTGGTATCTGGGATCTGAATAAGTTCCTCGGTACAATTTCTCTGTTTGAAGATCCAGAGTACATGTTCGAAGAAAAGTATGTAACGATTAGTTCCGGTAAGAACAACTCTTCAGTTCGTTATTATTATTCTGAACCTTCACTTCTTACTACAGTAAACAAGCAAATCAACATGCCAGAAGCAGTGGTTACTTGTTCTATTACTCAGAATGTATTCAATGACATCCTGAAGGCATCATCTGTACTTCAAGTGAGTGATATTGCAATTCGATCTAATTCTGATGAACTTGAGATCGTAGCACTCGACAAGAAGGACAAGAGCAGCAACAGTTATTCTATTGCACTCGATCACCTTCCTGCCGGCGCCCCTCAGTTTTCTTTCTTCTTCAAGTCAGAAAATCTAAAGATGCTCTCCGGTGATTATGATGTCAGCATCAGTGACAAGGTGGTTAGTCAGTTTACCAATACAAATCGCAGTTTGAAGTATTGGGTAGCACTTGAATCAGATTCATACTTTAATCATATTCAATGAATACATTAGTAACAGGTGGAAGTGGATTAGTAGGATCCTGCATCACTGGAACGCATAAACCCCGTTCCAGTGATGTCAACTTGCTAGATTTTGATTCTGTGTTGTCATACGTCAAAGACAATGACATAAGACAAATAATTCATTGTGCTGCTCGGGTAGGTGGTGTTAAAGAAAACATCGAAAAACCCGGAGAGTTCTTTTATGAAAACACACAGATGACATTGAATATATTAGAGGCAGCAAGAATTTGTAATGTTGAAAAGGTAGTATGTGTATTGTCAACTTGTATTTTTCCTGCTGAAGCAACATACCCAATCACAACAGATCAGATTCACTTAGGCGAACCACACAAATCAAACTATGGTTATGGTTACGCCAAGCGTATGACAGAAGTTAATGCTAGAGCATATAGAGATCAATATGGTATGAATGTTGTTACCGTTGTTCCTTGTAATGTGTATGGTATAGGTGACAATTTTGATGTAAGCAGTTCTCATGTTATTCCCGGATTAATTCATAAGTATTATCTTGCATCAAGAGATGACACGGATGTTACGATCTGGGGTGGTGGACTGGCAAAAAGAGAATTTATATACAACAAGGATCTTGGTAGAATTATAGATTGGGTAGTTGAAAATTACAACGACACAGAACCTCTTATAATTTCACCAGATGAAGAAATTAGTATTGCCAGTCTTTCTAATAAAATTGCATCAATTTTTAAGTTTTTCAATACTATTATGTTTGACAATTCAATGCCCGATGGTATGATGAGGAAACCATCAGATAATACAAAACTTAAGAGTTTACTACCAGACTTTTCTTATACATCTATAAGGGATGGACTGGAAGAAACCATCCAGTGGTTTACTGATAATTATGATAAAGGAAATGTTAGATTATGACGACTATGAAGAATTGGAAGTTGATGGATGATGCCATCACTCAAGAACAAAGAGAAAAACTATCTGATTTTTGCTTGAACAGCGATAGGTTTTCTCAAGGTGAAGAGGTGCGAAAGTTCGAGGAACAGTGGAGCAAGTGGCAAGGATGTAAGTATTCTGTGTTCTGCAATTCTGGTTCCTCTGCAAACTTCTTGATGGTGCAAGCAGCAAGAGAACTATGGGCGCCTCACCCCGGAGCAACTTGGGTTTCACAGGCATGTACATGGGCGACTACAGTTTCGCCCATCATGTTGTCGGGTGACAATCTACAACTCTGCGATGTAAGTATTCCTTCTCTTGGACCAGACAAAAAGAATCTAGAGCAAGTCTTTAAGGATGGTTGTTGGAACGGTGATTGTCCACGTTATCTTTTCCTTGCACATCTTCTGGGGTTCCCTGCAATTGATGATGAAGTCCTACAGTTGTGTGATTACTATGGGGTTACACTTCTTGAGGATTGTTGTGAGTCTCATGGTGCTACGTTTAAGGGTACTAAGATTGGTAATTTCGGAGACATGTCTTCGTTCTCTTTCTACTATGGACACCATATGACAACCATTGAAGGTGGAATGGTATGTACCAACCACAGTGGACTTTATGAAAAACTTCTACTTCTTCGTTCTCACGGACTTCTCCGAGAACTACCAAAGGAAGCACAAGAAGATTACAAGGACATGGTGGTAGATGATAACTTTACGTTTATGCTGCCTGGATATAATATGAGATCAACTGACTTCAATGCAGTTCTTGGTCAAATGCAACTGAAAGATCTGGACAAGCACAATGATATTAGAATTAAAAACTTTGACAAGTTTGCCTCTACTCTAGATCCGGAGAAGTATCATGCTGATTTTAGAACCGAAGGTAATTGTAGTTTCTGTTTCCCGGTGATTACTAAGAATGGAAATGTACAGGAGATAAGAAAAACTCTAGAAAGGGAGGGTGTAGAAACTAGACCAATTATTGCAGGTAATCTGTATAGACACCCGTTCATGAATAGAGTAAACCAAAAGAGGTTTGACACCAATGCAGAATTGGTACACCAGAATGGATTTTATATTGGAAATAACCATTCGGTTCGGGTAGAAGATGTAGACTGGCTTACTGACTTGTTGAATAAAAATTGATATGGAGTGTATAGTATGAGTGTAGCAGAAGTAACAAAAGACTTTTTGTGGGTAGAGAAGTATCGACCTAGCAAAATTGAAGATTGCATTTTACCAAAGGACATCAAGGATACCTTTCAGGGTATTGTAGATTCGGGTGAATTGCAAAATCTACTTCTTTCGGGTGGAGCAGGTTGCGGAAAGACAACCATTGCAAAAGCCTTATGTAATGAAATGGAATCGGATTGGATTATTGTCAACTGTTCAGAAGACGGTAACATCGATACTTTGAGAACCAAGATCCGTAATTTTGCCAGTAGCGTATCGATTGGTGGGGGAAACAAGGTAGTCATTCTCGATGAGTTTGATTATGCAAATGCACAGAGTATGCAACCTGCACTTCGTGGTTTCATTGAAGAGTTTGCAAACAACTGTCGTTTCATCCTGACTTGCAACTTCAAGAATCGAATCATTGAACCCCTTCATTCAAGATGTACCAATGTTGAGTTTCGCATTCCCAACTCAGAAAAACCCAAAATGGCAGCAGGGTTTCTAGAGAGAATCGAATACATTCTCAATGAAGAAGGTGTTCAGTATGAGCAACGAGTTCTTGCTGAACTTGTAATGAGACACTTTCCTGATTTCAGAAGAGTAATCAATGAGATACAGAGGTATTCGGTAGCGGGAACAATCGACATTGGAATCTTGTCCAAAGTGGGTAGTGTTAAAATTAACGAACTCACGGAAGCAATGAAGACAAAGAAGTTTCCGGATGTTCGTAAGTGGGTCGTAGAGAACCTAGATAATGATCAGACGCGAATCTTTCGAAAGATATATGATGGTTTGTATGAAACTATGGAACCACAGAGTATCCCAAGAGCAATTCTTGTTCTTGCGGAATATCAATACAAGTCTGCGTTTGTTGCAGATCAGGAAATTAATCTTACAGCATGTTTAACAGAACTTATGATGGAGTGTGAATTCAAATGAATAAAATTAAAGGATTTAAACCACACGGTGATTGCGTAGTCATCGAACTTTGCGAGAAGAAAAAAGAGTTTGATAAGATCATCTACGAAGACAAGAAGAACATTCCTTGGGTAAAGGGTAGAGTTATGTCTATTGGTAGAGGCGTAAAGGATCACAACGGAAACGTATATCCTTGTGATTTCGAGGTGGATGATTATGTTGTGTTTGATAAGACAAAGGGCGTAGAGTCGTATGAAGGACTAGCAATCGTCAAGGTTCAATCCGTTGTTATGGTGGTAGATAAAGATACAGAGATTTCAGGATGAAATTAGGAGATTACCTAAAAGCAATAAATACGACTAAGGAACCTCTGATGGATTCTGAGGATCATTTTATAGAACGTGATTATACTCCGTTTGTTATTAATCGGTGTCTGTCGTTTTTCCCCGATACGATTCTGCAAGTAAACGAAATGAATGTCAGATCTTCTGTTGACAAGAAGATGCAGTTTGATTTTCTTTCTTCTACAATCAGGAAAGGACGTAGGTATAGTCCTTGGATCAAGGAAACTTTACCCGATGATATTGAGGTAGTAAAGGAGTATTTCAATTATAGCAACAAAAAAGCCAAGGAAGCGATCGATGTATTGACTCAAGAAGATATTGAAATGATCAGATCCAAACTCTCAAAAGGTGGGAAAGTATAAATAGTATTAAAGTGCCATTTATATAAAGGATGTGAGCATGGAGAGAATTGAACTAAATATTGATGATTTGGTAGAAGTAGAACTATTTGAAGACGATGACTTTTTAAAGATAAAAGAAACATTGACTCGAATAGGAATCTCTTCCAGAAAAGAAAAAAAACTAT